TGATTTAATAACTTACCTGCATGATAATATGATGAAGCTATCTGACGTTTTTTAAGAATTGCTACATGTTTATAATGTAACTCAGCTAATAGTTCATATAAGGCCATGTGATACTGTGTATCTCTAATATCTGCAAAACCAAAAGCTTGTATTTCTTTATTAAATATGGGTAAAAAATTTAACCACATATAATACTCTCTAGCTAAAAACCAAATTTCATTATTAGATTTAACTATTAATCCTTTTCTACACTTTTCTTTTTGGTCATCCCAATATTTTAAAAAGTCTTTAGATTTAAAAGGAGCTAAACAATATACTTTTTCTTTATTAAATACTCTAGCCTGTTCATTAAAAATCAATGAACTGTCTTTATTAAAATTGTATTGGCCTGGCTCTTTAAAAATAGAAACAATAAATACTTTAAATTCATCTCTAGAATCAAAGCTAGTTGTTGTCCACTCACCATTATCCCAAGTTGGTATATCAATCCAAAAATTATCCATAGTAGTTATTATTGATCATATGCTATACCTATTCCACCTCTTACTCTACTCTGTTGCTCATCTTGAAGATCTTTATAAACACCTTTAAATGATTGTCTGATTCCATCAAAATCTTTAGCTAGTGCTCTAATTTGAGCTATGTTACCATCTTTACCATCAGTGATTTGTGCTGTAGCTAAATACCTGGATATTCTATCCAAAGCTTTTTGCATGCCATCATACGCACGTGAGGTAGGAGTCTCATACATTCTTTCACAAAACTTTAATGCTATTGCTATGTCTATATCTTCAGTAGAGAATTCAGCATTTAGTTCTGTTAGTATTAAATCTTCTTTATCCAAATGAGGTACATTAAAAAATGGATTAATGTCTGGATTAGGACAAGTCATATAAAAAAGATATTGATAGATTTTTAAATAATCTTCTTTATAATTATCCATTATATCTTTTAAAGACTTTAATGTATAGCAATGTTCTGTAGGAATAACAACTCCATTTTGTACATCAAATAGTTTAACTATCATTTTTTAATAGATTTAATTGGATTATCATAAAGCCAGTGTATTATACTAATTACTTCATCTTTTAAATAAGGTAATTCAATTGGTATAACTTCTTTTACTACAGGATCATTATTATGATCATATTTAGTAATAGGGTACCCAAAATCATCTTCACCAACATGTTCAAAAATTACATGATGAATATACATATTACCTGGTTCTAATTTAGGATTATGTTTAAGTATAATGTACATGTATATACTTAACTGTAGTGCATAGTGATTTAAGTTACAATCATCTAAGTGTGAAATAGGACTTAACATTTTTTTTGAAAGTCCATCCCAATTTTTAAATGATTCTGTTTTAATTTCTTTATTAGTCTTATAATCTATAATATACACTTTATTATTTACTACTTCAACTAAATCAGATTGTCCACATATAGCAGCAGATTTTAAAAATACCATATGTTCAGGATATACTCCAGGATCAAGTTTTTGAAGAGGTGCTTGTTTTAATCCATTAACTTCTTCTACAGGAATAATAACAGGTACAGTTACACCATCTCTTTCTATAGAAGCAAAAGAACACAAGTCAGCTTCTCTTTGATTATGATAATAAGTTCCTAAACTAGTTGCTCTGTTAGCCTCATTATCCCAAATCTCTAATATCCTTTTAGGATCAATACCATACCATTTAGACTTTTTGTTTTTAGTTACTTTCTGTGCTATACCTTTAGCATCAAAAGGTTCTTTAAACTGTGACACAAGTGATGTAACACTTATCCATTTAATTTCTTCTGTAGCATCAATACTTTTGTAGCTATGATCTTCTGCATTAAATACTATACTCATGTGTTTTCTATAATTGATTCAGCTAATGTTTTAGATGCTTCATCTTTTGACATCATCATTTTTCTAATATTAATTATTTCTTCTTGAGTAAACTTACCTTCCATACCAAGTATTTTTAGTCTTAGAAGTTTATTATCTAATTCAAGCTTATCCATTCTTTCTTCTAAAAGAGTTGTAGGGGATCTATAAACATTTTTATGATCTTCTGTTATTTGACTCCATAAACCATCTGTAGATGTAATGGTAGTATCTGGTGATCCATAAACACTATGCTTTATTGAACTCATATTAATCTAAATTATCTAGTTTATCTTCTTCTTCTTCTGATATTAATGCTTTCCATTTACCTAATGGACACTCTGTAGATAAAGCTCTTGTTTTAAAAGTTAATGAGCATCCACATTCATTACAACAAGGACCTGTTCCAATTACTACACATTTGTCACCTTTACTTGGACATTGATCACATAGTTCTGTTCTTACTCTTGAAACATCCTCTACAAATTCATCTCTTATAATAGAATTAGTTATTCCTTCTAGAATCTGTTTTCTATTATCCCAAATGTTTTTTAAACTATTCCCCATATTTATTTTTTTTAAATTCTTGTTTAGCTTTCATAAAAACATCAATTTTTTTATTTATCTCATATAATTGAGCTAATCTAGCTGTAACAATTTTTTTATTATGGTAATTAACAAAAGAAGAATCTTCCATTCCATTGTTCATAGATTCAAACTTTTTTATTACTTTATTAACTCCTGTATTCCTTATTAAAAAGTCACCTAAACCATCTAGTCTATATCTTAAATCTTCAACATCAGATAATTTTCTTCTTAATGTTTTGTAATAAAATGTTGACAAATCATCAACTAATTCTGCAGAAATATTTAAATCTTCTGCTACTATCTTTACTATATCTTTAGGCTTCTTGGGAATCATATCCTAAAAATTTATAGTTAAGCAAAATTGTACCTTTGTTTTCAATTTTTAAATTAGGATTTAAACTAATTTCTTTTTTATTCTTTATAACAAGATTATGCTTTTCTGCTTTATTAATACAGTTCCTAACTGTTTGAGGTGACTTAAAAATCCAAGATTCTTCTGAAGAAGCATCATAACAAAAATTATTTAATTCTGTTGGTTGATTAAAACTGAGTAGTGTTAAACAATTTAAATCAGAATCACTCATTATTATACTATTAATATAACAATGAGTGACTATCTGAAATTTAACAAGGTCCCACTTACTCATTTTTACCAGTTTTTCAACTTGAGTAACTAGTGCCATGTTTATGATTTTTTAAGTTTTCTTTCTGTTCCAGATGGACTAGAAGCTTTATCTACATCAAAATCTGAACCTGATCTATTTTCTTCTTGACCATCTTCTTCTTGTGCTTGCATCATCATTGCAAATTGCATTTGAATGTTAGTTCTTTTAAATCTTACCTCATCTAATTTCATAAGCATATCTTCATACTTATATTGTGCTTCTAAATAAGGTAATGAATCTGTGTAGAATTTTAGCATTTCTTCTTTTCTTGCGTTTAATTCTTCTGGAGTAAGATTCATTTCTTGTTGTTGGTTTTCCATTATTATATATTTTAAGTTTAAACAAATATACATAAAAGTTTAAACTTTACATATTTAAAACAAAAAACCCGGATAGGTTAGTATCCGGGCATAGTTTGTAATAACTATTAACTTTTTCTAAGAGATGGTCTACCACCAGGTGTAAGGCCAGGTATATTACTTCCTGCTTTAGTTCTACATTTTTTATTTTTTTTGCGTTTGTCACCAGGACCACATACTGCAGTAGGTGCAAAATTAATTGCATCAAGGGCTCCTCCCTCTGCTATTAACCCTTTGAATTTACTTAATGGATGCATACTATCTATTTTTAATTGTGAAATTTAATATTGTAAACATGTAAAATTCTCTAGATATGTCAACTTCAATTGTACATACATCAATTTTACCTAATCTTAATCTAAGAGCAAACTTATCCCATTGCTTGTTTCTTACTCTCCAGTTATTTCTAAATATCATACTATATCATTTGATTCAATTAATGTATATGTAAAGTTATTACCATGTAATGCTTTTGCTTTACGGCATATACTCATGAATGCTTCAAAGTCTGCTGCTTTTTTAAATACTTGACATCCTTCTGACCAGTTTTCTACAAAAGTAGAATCAGCACCAGCTTTGTGAATGTTAATACCAAAAAGACCTTCTTGAATAGACTTCTCATCATATATCATATCTTTGTTTGGATCACGATATACCTTTACTGGTTTATTTTGTCCTAGTGCTTCATACTTACCTGCATGAAGACGCATGATGTGTGAGTTGATATATTGCCCTTCAACTAATCTAGCTACACCAGCTTTGTTACCAAACTTCATAACACCTTTAGTTCCAGGATCTGTAGTTGCTGGCCAAGAATGAAAATGTTCTACACCATCAAGTGTATAAGTTAAAGTTAAATGATCATCAAATAGGTTAGTTACTTTTTGACCTGTAGAAGAGTTTCTTACTCCTACAATGTTTAACATTAAATCTTTATCATCAAACCATTTATGTCCTTTTGATGATACTGCTTTTTTTAGCTGAGCTGCTGTATACTTAGCAGCAACAGCTGGTTTAGAAGCTGCAGGTTTACTGTCTATAGTAATACCCATCTTAGCTAATGTTGCAGGACCTACTACTCCATCAGGAGTTAATCCATTCTTAGTCTGCCATGCTTTAACTGCTTCTTCTGTTTTAGGGCCAAAGTTTCCTACTGGATCTACACCTAATACTACTTGAATTTTTTTGACAATCTCATTGTTGTCTCCTTTTTTAAGTACCATAATTATCCTATTTCTTCGTTATTACTTTCTTCTTCTTCAGAAGTTTTTTTAGCTTTCTTTTTAAGTGACATGATTCTACCTGCTGTAGTAATACCAAATGCACCAAGAGTAATGATCATAAAACCATCAAAGATAAATTCTTTTATGATAAGTTCATTACCTAGAATACCTGTAATTACATCAACTACTAATATAAATGCCATAGCAAAGAATGCTACAACACCTACAAATGCTTGCTCATTGATTTTGTTATCATCTGAGATTAGTTCTCTAAAAAATTTTCTCATGTTCTTTTATTTTTTTTGTTTACTGCCTTCTTGAGTAGCATACTTGATACCCATAATTGTACCTACTATTGAGAAAGCATTTGTTAATAATACACTAAACATATTACTCCATGTTGATCCAATGATCTGGGTATCCTGATTTGTTATAATAGCCATCCAGTATAATACTGTTGTTACAACACCAACTCCAACTATAACAGCTAAAGCAACCTTAACAATGATCTTTATTAGTTCACTTTGACTTTTTTTCATCATGACATCCAAATCATTTAAAGCTGCATCTTTTTCTAATTCTATTGAGTGTTTAAGTTTTTCAGAATTATCTAGTTCTATTTGCAAATTTTTTGAAAGATCATCTATCTTTTTTTTGTTGTTTACAGATTCAGTAACATCAGTTGCAATTTTAACTACATCAGTAATGTTTCCTTTGCTGTCCATTACGGGATTGTAAGATGCTTGTAAATAAACAATAGAGCCATCTACTTTTCTTCTTTCAAATATTCCATCAAAGTACTTACCTTTTCTTAAACTTTCCCAAAACTTAGTATACTCATCAGACTTAGAGTACTCATAGCTTACAAAGATACTATGATGCTTTCCAACTACCTTATCCTTTTCATTGGACTTATATCCCATAGTCTCTAGGAATATAGAATTGGCATCAGTTATAAATCCATCAATGTTAAAACTAATAAGAGCAGTGCTTCTATTAATTGCATCTATTTGTTTCTTACTCTCAACAATTGCACTCACGTCAGTTGCAATCTTCATTACCTTGGTGATCTTACCATCTTCATTAAAGATAGGATTATAAGTTGCTTGAAGATTAATAAGACTTCC